CGACGGCGGCAGTGGCTAATTCGTCCGGCGCGCCTGTTTTGGCGCAGGTGTCGGCGTGGACGTGTTGTTCGAGAGACAGTTTGCAAACTTCATTTTTCCTTATGATTGGCGATTCGTTTTTGAAAATAATATTTTCCAGGTCGCGGTAACTCTTTTCTGTTTTGATTAAAGATTCTGTTTTGGGTAGTGCTTCCAATACCTTTCGCAGCCGGCCTGCGAGTACTTGCAAAACAATATTTCCCAGGCGTGATTTATTGTGTTTAGAAGTCATCACTGTCAGTCCACAAACTGCCAAATCCATAATTGCCGCAACATCATCCGCTTCTGATGAATGTAGGAGAACTAGGCTTACAGCATCCTTTTCATTCTCTTTTTTTTCTTGCTCGTTCATTTTCTGCTCCTATGCGACGATGATTTCATGTGGATATATTTGGCTGACCATTTGGACGGCCTTTTTCAAAGTCTTTGCCGGTTGGCGCGGCAGTTTGCTGAAGTTGCCGTCTTTGCCGTGTTTTTGGATGGCTAAAAAGCCTTTATCCCAAGTGGCAACCTCGACAAGCGAGCCGTAAGAGAGTTGGACGTTGATGGGTTTCATTTTTTTTGCTCCGTTTAGTTTGGTAGGCCGTCTGAAATTTTTTTGTATTGCAAGGGGAATTTCTCTTTTAAGAAGTTCATTTGGGCTTTCGGGATCCCGTTTTTTTGCCATTGAGAAACCGCCCCTCGTGTGATTCCGCAAATTTTTGCAACTGCTGAAACGCCTCCCAATTCTTTAATGAACTTGACTTGTTGGTCTGTTTTCATTTTTTGTCCTTTTTTAAAGTTTAGTGAACTATACAATCCTAAACTTGTCTAGTCAAGCATACTAAACAATTAATAGTTTAGAATTCTAAATAAACATTGTTTTTACTAAGTATTTTTTTGGCTGGGATTTTTAGTGATGGATTTGAAAGATAGACTCCAAGAGTTGATGGCTGAATACGGCCTAATCACTCAACAGGACTTGGCAGACTTTGCCGGAGTGTCGAAAGGCCTTGTCGGTCAATGGTTCAATGGGCAGACAGGTCTAGGTAAAAAACCACTTTTAGCCTTTGAGAAAAAGACAAGATTTTCTACTCGTTGGCTTGCAGATGGTCTAGGCGAGAAGTATAGAAAAGATTTAGAAATGTATAGAGAAGTTGATTTTTCAGACGGCCTCGAAACGGCGCGCTTGGATTTATTCGACGTTGCCGCCTCGTGTGGCAGCGGCCATTTGAATGCCGACTATCCTGAATTGCTGCACTCACTGGAGATTCCGAAATCGGCACTCAAAGAGCTGCTCGGCACGGATAATCTGCACGGCGTGAAGCTGATGTCGCCCGACGGAGACAGCATGGAGCCGACGATACCGCCGAAGTCGATCACGCTGATTAAAACCGATGTCGTCGATTTTGAATCGAGCGGCGTGTACCTGTTCACGTTTCAGGGCTATACCTACATCAAACGCCTGGCGCGCGGAAAAGCTGGCGTCATCCATGTGACGAGCGACAATCCGATTTACAGTAAATCCGACTTTGTGATTGAGCCGGAAGAATTTGACGATTTGTTTATTCACGGCAAATTTTGGAAGGTCTTGCCGTTGGATTTTTTGGATATTTAGTTTTATCAACCAAACTTAGAGAAAAAAAGAAGGGAAACTCACATGATGTTTATTATTGGAATTTTGTTGTTTTTGCTGGGCTTTGCTATGGCGGTTGCCGGATTTATCGGGATTTTTGCGCCGAAGCTCTTGAAAGACAGGAAAACCGGCAAGATTCATACGCGCGGCGCGTGGGCGTCGGCGATGGTTTTAGGACTTGTTATGTTTGGCTGCGGCTCGCTGCTGATGGGCGATGACGACGAGGCGAAGCAGACGGCGGCGGATACCCAAACCGAAACGCTGCAAGCCGATGACAGCGCCTCCAAGCCTACCAGCGATAAAGGCTATGATTTGACCATCAACACGCCGAAAAAAGAGCTGCCCATCAGCTTTGAAGAGCTGCGCCAACGGATCAACCGCCAAATGGCGCTTTTTGATTACCCGAAAACGAAGCCTATCCCGAAAAATGCCCAGCCAACCGGCGAGAAAGACTCGGTCAATCTTGTGTATCAGCATACTGCTGCCGAAAGCCTAAGTATGATTATCTCGGCCAGCCCGGAAAACAAAAAGCCGCGTGGAATACTCATTCTTGCCGCGCCGTCGGCAACAGGTGACGGCGCGGAATTGCTGGGCTTGTTTGGCAAATCCATCGCCATTTTGACCGCACCTGTTGCCGACGGCTCGGCAAAAAGTAAGGAGCTATCGGCCAAACTTTTGAAAATGAGCGTCAAACTGGCGGAGGATTTCAATAAGAATCCGGAGGAACAGGCCAAAGATTCCTACACGGAAGACGGCGTCACTTACAGCATCGCCATCACGCCTGGGATTCCTGTTATGTTCAGTCTGTCGCTGGATAAATAAAAAAATGCCGTTCGTGTGATTTTTTTTGAAAAAGTGCTTGCATTACCGCATTTCGTGCGGTAATATACACACATCGGCAGACAACACAAATCGCCGAAAACATGATTAATCAACTGACCGCCTCCGGGTGGATAGGAGCAAAAAATGAAAGCGAATCTTTTAAAAAACATGAACAGCGAAGCACGCGAAGTTCTTTTTTCTAAATTGAATCCTGAAAATGACTACATTTGCCAAGCTTTAAAAAAAGCCCAAGACGAATTTAACGAAAAACTTAATCAAGCTGCCCAACCTCATGGATTCTTTGGTCGCGCGATGATTGATGAAAAATCTGTTTTAGGTGCGGATGACTTTTTAAAATACCAACGTATTAGCAAAATTCTTGCAACACGCGAAGAGATGCTCTCAAAAAGAAAAAACCTTATTTTAAATTTCTTGGGCTTTTTTAATTAATTTTCAATACTGCCGCCTTCGGGCGGCAGAAAGGTCAAAAATGAAATACGCCAAATCAAAATCTATCAGCAAAATCGGTCAATATCATCAAACTTTTAAAATCCTTTGGGATAAACTACCAAAAGAATTGATTGAGAAATCAACAGCCAAAAATCTCGCCATTATTATTGATTTGATGTATGAGCAAAAAGAATATGGCCATACAGAGGCATGGCGCGAATTAACATCATAAAGTCATTGACAAGGTTGATGATTAGGCTTAAAGTTAACTTTTTTATTCAGCCCATTGGGCTGCGTGTTGAAACTAAAGGAGTTATATTAAATCATCAATTTTTGATGTGGATTACAAAAGCCGCCTGATTTATCAAGCGGCTTTTGTTTTTGGGGGTATTATGGCAAAAGGTAGAACAAGCATTACAGAGCGGCTCAAAAAGAGCCAAAAACGAGAGGCGCGCCGTGATATGGCGCACGAATGGGCGGAAAAATGGGAGCAGGATTATTTGAGCCTGCTCTCTCAAATCAAACAGGCAATCAGTAAAGGACACGATGACGAGCTTATCGACTTATTTGCTGATTTACGCGCGCTGCAACAGCCAAAATTTGAGGCATTGCATCGAGTGATTGATGAGCTTATCACGCCGACACGGGAGCTTATATGATTGACCAGTTTGAATTAGGCTACACGCCCAATAATCTCAAAGCCCTGCGCCAAGAGTATGGGCTGACGCAGCAGGCGGTCGCGGATATTACGGAGGCAACGTTAAAAACCGCGCAGCGATGGGAAGCCAGCCCGAATCAAAGCAGCTTTGCGAATATGCCGCACACGAAATGGCTGCGGCTGCTGCAATATCTTGAGCAGAAATCGAATTAAAAACAGAGGCCGTCTGAATTTCAGACGGCCTTTTTGTCGGGCTAATATTTTATTTTTCGCATGGCTTGATAATTGGCGAGTTCGCGCGCGGCGTGGTTGTATGCCTCGATGTCGGCGGCTTCGCTGGCTTCGCGGCTTTTTTGTTGCCAGTATTGGATTTGTCGGTCAATCCATGAATATGGATCATGAGTTTTGTTTTCCATTTTTTATAATCTCCGTTGTTTCGCCTGTCGGCTGGAAGTTGTTGGTCGGCGCGTCTTCGTAGAGCGTGATGTCGGGGACGATGCGCGCTTCAAATTGTATGCTTGCGGTATAGCCGCCGCTGTCGATTTTATGCGAAACCTCGGTAATCAGCCAAGCCTCCGCGTCGATTTCGGGCTTAAAGCCTTTGACGACGGCAGGCGTTTCTGGGTAGAGGTCGGGACGGCCGACGGCTAGAGTAATGCTAAATTCGGCAACGCCGCGCTGGATTTTTTTAAATGCGCCGCGCGCGCCTGACCATGCGCCGCTTTCTGTGGCATACAGATGGCGCAGGGTTTTTATTTTTTGGCCGTCGGTGTTGACCTTTTGGTTGTCGTTTTCTTTCTTTTTGGCTTTGAATGTTTTGCCTTTGACGGATTTGGTTTGCTGGGTGGTTTTTTTATTGGGGTAGGCGTTGTCTTTGTTGACGATGACCTCTTTTTTTTGGCCTGTTTTTTTGTCGGTGTAATACGCTCTGACGGCTTGGTAGCTGTTGCTGCTGGAATAAGTAAAGCTGTGGCTGTCGCCGCTGGCGCGCGTGATGGTGGTGGGCAGGATGGGCTGGCCGCTGGCGGTTTGGCTCTCGCCTGCCGGGATAAATAAGAGCTTGCCGTTTTTGATGGTGGCGATGGCGTCGTACTGCTCGGCGAGTCGGCTCATAAATGACGCGTCCGATTCGTTGGTCTGGTCGATGTGTTCGATTTTCTGGTTTTGGTAATCCTTGCTAATGATGTATTCGTACTTGTGCTTTTGGGCGATGGTCTCGATGATTTGGTAGAGCGTCTGTTTGTGCCAGCTTTTCTCGACTTGCTCGGCGAGGGCTTTGGCAAGGTCGGCGGCGCGCGCGGTAATGCTTAGGCGGTCGGGGCTTCCTGATGCGGTAAATTCGGATACTAGATATTCGCCTTTTTCGACAAGGCCAGTTTCTTGGTAGCCCAGTTTGAGCGTGATTTTGCTGCCTGTTTTTGGGATGGCGATTGTGCCGTCGTGGTCGTCAAGCTCGATGGTCAGCTCGTCAGCCTCGAATCCGCGCTTGTCGGTCAGGCTGATGCTGATGATGCGGCTCATTGCCTGCGTGCCAAATCTTTTTCCGTCTATGGTCAGCTCGGCTTGTGGGGTCAGGTGTCGGGCGTTTTTGCCGCTGACTTCGTCAAAGATTTTGGCGGCGGCCTTTTGGGCGGCCGCGCTGATGGAATCAAAATTTAATTGCATGGTTTAAATTCCTGTCAGGTTTCGGACGACGGAGACGGCGACGTTGAGGGCGGCGCCTTCGAGGCCCAGCGCGCTGTCGGAAACTTTCTTCAGGCTCATGCTGAAAGAGATGGCGCGCGCGGAGCCGTCAGGATTCAGTTGGCCGCCGCGCTCTTGGATGTTTGTGATGACGTAGCTGCCCATGATTTTGCCGTGTCCCATGATTAGGGTGTATGGCTTGCCGGTGGCCGCCATCATGCGCAGGGCTTCGATGCTGCCTGTGCCGCCTGTGACTTCGGGGCGCAGCTCGCCTTCGATGTTCATTTCTTCGGGGTCTTTGCCTGTAAATTGGGCAGGCGGCATGGTGCCGACGGTTGCTTGGTTTGGATGTTTCCAAGCCTGGCTGCGGCTGTATTGATTAAAGGGGATAGTACGCATTAAAAACACGAACATTCCGAGGCTGCCTAATAAAACCATTATTTAGTCCTTGTCAAAAAATGAGGAATTGCGGCGGCGCTGCTTGGCTTGGCTGCGCTCGTTGAGCCTTGCCATGATGGCGTTGACGAGGCTCTGCTCGCTCATGCCCGGCGCGGCGTTGACGTTGATTGTGATGTTGTCGCCTGCCATGCTGACGGCGTGGGGCGCGGCATTGAATCGGGTCGGGCTGGGTAGGGCGGCTTTACGGCCGTCTGAAAATCCTAGTCCTAAGCGGTTGCCGATGTTGGCAAGTACGCCTGCGCCGCCGCGTCGGATGGCTTCGACTGCCTGCCAGCCGCCGAATTTGGCGACGTCGCGCTGGTTAAATACGACTTCGCCTTTGTGTACAACGCCTGCGGCTTCGTGGACGCCGCCTGCGCCTGTGTAGCCGCCGACGGAAAAGCCGCGATTGGGAATGCCGATGCTGGGCGGTGTTGCCGGGGCTTTGGCGGAGGTGGCCTTTTTGAGCCATTCCCACGCGCCGACGGCAGCGGAGCGCAGGATTCTGAAACTGTTGATGACTGCGCCGATGGGACCCATCGCGGCAGTCATGGCGATGGCTATGGGGTTATTGCCGGAAAAGGTTTTTTTAATCCATTCCCAGCCGCTAATCAGCGCGGCTTTGACTTTATTCCAGTTTGCCAACAGGGCAATGAGCCAGCCGATAGGGCCGGTAAAGGCGGCGAGCAGGGGATTTTGTTGAAATACTTTTTTTATCCACTCCCAGCCTGCAATCAGGGCTGATTTGACGGTCTCCCAGTTGCGCCATAACAAAACGATGGCAGTGACGGCGAGGATAGCCCAGCCGAATGGGTTGGTTACGAGGAAAACCGCCGCTTTTGCGCCGAAGCCTAGCAGCGCCATGCCCAGACGGCCAAGCCAGCCGATGATGGGGGAAATCGCGCCACCGCCGCCTGCGAAGACGCCGAAGAGGCTGAAGAATGAGAATTTTGCCAGGGCGATGGGGACGAGTACGGCGGAAATGGCCGCGCCGATGCCTGTGATGGCGGTCAGGAAAATGCCGATGGCAGCGGCAACTTTCATGATGGTGTTGGCGGTCTCTGGGTTTTTGGACGCCCAGTTGCTCAATTTCTCATTGATGTCGCCAATCCACTTGGTCAGCTCTTTCAGCTCGGGGGCGATGGATTCTCCCATTTTGGCTAAAAAGTTGGTAAACGTACCGCTGGCCGCGTCCCATAAGTTGGTGAGTGTGCCTAATTGGTCGTTGACGCGCTGGTTGAGGCTGGCTTGCGCTTCCATTTTTTTGGCAAATTCTTCATAGCCTTCCTTGCCTTTTTCGATCATGGTGTTTAAGGCTTGCAGCGTCTCGGCATCATCTCCAAAGATGCCCTGCAGAATCTTGAGGCGTTGCTCGGTGTTGACTGCTTTGAGTTTGGCGAGCTGCTCGTACATTTTGTCGAGGCCGCCAAATTCGCCTTGGCCGTTGGTAAAGTCGAGAGACAGTCCTGTCCCTTTTGTGACTTTGGCGATTTTTTTAGTATCCATCATGCGCGTGAATACTTTACGCATGGCGTTGCCTGCCGATTCGCCCGACAGTCCTGCTTGGTCGAGCATACCGACGAGCGGCGACATCATCTTCATGGCGGATTCGCCCTTGATTTTTAGGGTATCGAGGGCAGGGGAGAGTTTGGAAAACGCGCCTAAAATGTTGCTGTCGTCCGTGCCTGCGTAGTAGAGGCGTTGAACTTGGTCCATGATTGCCAGCATCTCTTTTTCTGTGCCGCGCGTGGCGTCTTGCAGCTTGGCTGCCATCTCGGCGGCGGCTTCTGGGCTTTTCTTGAGTTGGACGGCCAAGAGGGCGGCGGCCTCGCCTGTGCCGCCCAAGACGGTCTGCGCGCTCATGCCTTGACGGATCAGCATGGTCATCAGGTTTTTAAAGTCGGCAGTCGTACCCGGCAGGCGGTCGCCCAAGCGTGTAGCCAGGTTGTCGATGTCTTTGTATTGGGCGGAGACTTTGCCGGTATTGTCCATCATGGCCGCGCGCAGGTCGGTGGAGGCGGTTTCTGTGTCGGCGTAGGCTTTGACCGGCGCGGAGAGGACGTTGCGCGTGGTGTCGGCGATGCCGCGCGCGGTGTACATCATCCCGACGGCGCGCATTCCGGCTTCGGTCATTTGGGACTTGGCGGCGGCGGCTTTATCTCGTGCCGCCATCGCTTTCTGTTGACGTTGCAGGGCAGCTTCGGTTTTCTTCGCGGCTTGCTCTAATTGTTTTTGAGCTGCGGCCGCGTCTTTTGTGACGACGCCGTGTTTTTTCAGCTCGGCGTTGATTTCTTCGATTTTTTGTTGGTATCGGCTTTGGCTATTTTGCAGTTTTTCTTGGGCTGCTTGCAGTTTTTCCAAGTTTCGCGCCTGCGCTTTGGTTGGCACGCCTGTCTTGGCGATTTCGTCTTTTATTGCTTTTTGGGCAAGCCTGTTTTCCATCAGGGCTTTGGTTTGCTCTTTTATTTTCGCAGTTAGCTGCACGCGTTGCGTCAGCCTGGCTTGCGCGCGCTCGTAGCCTTTCATCTCGCCTTCGAGCTTGTCGAGGGTCTGCCCCAATACGTCGCCTGCGCTTCGTAACTTTTTGAAAGCCGCGCTGGCTTTGTCGGTGGCCGACATGATGATTTTTAATTCGAGGCTTTTAGACATGATGTTTCCTGTTTTTGATTACAAAAGGCCGTCTGAAATATTCAGGCGGCCTTTGTTTACTCTTCGGGCGTGTTGATTTGGATGGCTTTGTTTGTCCACTCAATCAGCTCGGCGACATTGCATTGCTCAAACTTGTCGAGGCTGCCGAAGGTCGCCGCGCATTGGGCGAGGCAGTCATTGATTAGGTTGTAATACTTTTTCTCATCTT